TAAATATTTAAACGTTAAAAAAAACACGTTTATTTGTCTTGTTTTATCAATCTTTTTACTTTATTTATATCTTAGCTAAGTGTAGTCTATGTGACCACGCTTAACCTAGTTGTTTCTACTAGTACATTTTGTGTTTAACACTTCAGATGTATATCTTACAACCTAAGAGTAGTGTTTAACTAATCTTTGGTTACCAAACGCCTCAACTACAAACTCGTTATGAGTTTAAATTGTTGTCGGTCGAAGTATTATTTCGAATCGTTTGGTTAGCGTCCACTTGTTTTATTATCCTCGTGATCTTAAGCTGTTGCTTTGGTTCGTGAGAATTTGTGGAACGCGAAAGCCACCAATTGCTCGGTTAGGTTTTCCTTCCTGCGCTCTTAGTGGTGTCACTTTATGTGCCTGTCACACAAAGTTGTATATTTATTATCTATATATATTATATGGTACAAATATTCCGCCCCCTTACTTTAGGGTCGGTCGGCCACTTAACAACGCTTCAATTCAACCGGTACTATTTTACCTAGAGTGTGTTGTTCTGATTTGTTAGTTTAGTGCCTTCGTGACCTATCTTATTTACAGTTTAGGGTTAGTTACCGGTTAGTACTGACTCTAGTCACTCCGGTTTTTATCTGTTATCGCAATGTTATGCGATCTCCGTTCGCGATCTTTGCTCATACAGGTATATCGTTAATCGTCGCTGTTAGCTCGAAATTCCTGTCGTAAACATTGTTGTCCATCATCAGTTGTTTTCGGAGTTTTTCGGCTATATCTAGAGGTAACGGTCGTTCTAATTGTTCTTCTGTTCCCGTCCATAATGCGACGTACGCCTCCGGCGTTCTGACCAGATGTGCAATTAGATCCACGGCTCTGCCTATTGCCGCTGTTGTGAACACCTTCCCTTTATTTCTCGCGATCGTAGCTACTTTCAGCGTCTCGCGAATATTCTTGTTTAGGTATGCTTTGCAATTATCGGCGAATGATATCCAAGCGAATCGAACGTGCTCTCTGCAGTACATCCCTTTATGCCCTAACTTTTTCAACCGTTTTATCGGATCTGGTACGCCTATGACTCGACCGTCGACCACTATCCAGTATTTCGATAATCCGTATATCGCGTCCGGGCAGAAACAAACTCTAGCTTCCAGATTTAACAGTTGTCCTAACAGTTCGCTGTTATCGTTGACCACTGCTTCTTCTGCGAACCAGAGCATGTTATCATCACCCAAGAACACTGCGACTACCAAATGTTCGATAGGTAAGCCTAATACGGCTGCGCCTACTATTGTCGTTACGTTCTTGAAGATTGTTTCGATTGCCCCGCTTTTCTGCGTTAATAACACTTTTAGGGTTATTCCTAACGCTTTAAACGTCAGTCGTCCGGCTCGTCCAGACACGTACATCATGTCTAATGTTTGTTCTGTAACTCCGAAGATCTTCATGATCATTAAGAATAGTCTAAGTGCAATCATCTCTTGTGACTTGTCGAATTTCCTAATATCTATATCCACGCCTTTCAAGCCTGCTATCGTCTCAGGTAAGATCGTGTCAGGGCGGACTTTGCTCCGCTCATGGTTATACCTGCTTAACATCGTCGTGATGTGAGCGCTAACCTGACCGTCTGTCATATCTGTGGCTACGATATATTTATCGTCTAGTGAGTTCACAAACTTGTTGCACGCCTCTAAGACTTCCGTTGCCATCATAGCGGTGAACTCAGGAGTTGTGCAACTTAACACTTGCCCAGCCGCCAATGTCGTGTTGTGATCACCCTTGTCTGATCCCTTACCGAACGGTTTTATAAACCCGCTCGTCGCTGTCATATCTGGGTAACTCCAATCGCCTGCTTCTAAGCGTGCTATAGTTTGCGAATCCTTACCACTCAACCAGTTTGCGCAAGATTTCAATGTGCCGCGAGGTTGTCCACCAACGTTCACATTGAATTTCACCTCTGAAAGAGTGTGAATGATTATCTTCTTCAACGGTTCTATCGCATAGGTAGGTTCTGTAGGGTACTGCATCTTCGGTATCCCTAAGCTACGTTTTATCAACGCAGCGAACACCTCACCTGGTCTCTTCTTACCACCGTCCGAATCCGTTGTATAAATTGGAACTAGATAATCGCGTTCTTGTTTGTGATACTCCACGCAATATTTGGTCCAGAGAATACTAATCTCGGTTAGCGGTGGATGCATTTCCGCTTCTAATATCAATGCTTGCCGTTTCATCTCATCCGGTATTTCGAATAGACTTTCGTAGATTAGTGCTATCTCGGCCGAATCTACAGCTACTTCGTCGTGCGTGTCTATTATCTCGAACTCTTCGAAACGTTGCTTTAGATATTCTATATCCGAATCGTTGTTAAACCACATCCAGAACTGAATAGCTAAATACGAATAATACCCGAACACTTTTGTTTGCGCATGCGTCCTATAACTTTTATAGGTCGGCGCTCTCATCAATGTTACCGGGTATATCCGTGGAACAGCAGCAGTGTAAATCGTTTCGGTTTCTTCTGGTTCCTTCGTATCATCCTTCATCCCTTGTAGCGTTATTAAATTCGATAATGCGTCGTTATCGTCTACCGTATAATACGTTAGTTTGTCGAAAGTTCTAGTCACTGCCACCAGGTTGTGTCTAGGATTATCGAAAATTGGGATTTTATGGGTAACAGTCCGTATCACAGCTATATCCTCGTCTTGGTTTCCTTGATATTCGGTAATAGTGTTGGTTCTCGGGCTAATGTATCTCTCTACTTGCAATTTGTCTGCTTGCAGATAACTAATATAGTGCCCATGCCCTTTACGTACTTCCTCTATCGAATGTATTTTCTTCACTTTGAACAACCCTTTCCGTTTGTTAGTGGTTGTGCAATTGCTGTAAGCGCCCCCGAATTGTCTAACAATTGGTATCCCGGCTAACGGGATTCTGTGCGATACGTCATGCACTTCCTCCGGGAAGTCTTGTTTTGCGTATTCTGGCACAAACCCAGCTAATCTACATTCATAATCAATCTGAGCGGCGTCGAAGTATAGTTCTGCATATCGCACACCGTACTTCATCATGACGAATAAAACCTGCCCATAGTGATTCTGCCCAGCTTCGTCTACAACCGCTTCGTCTGCAGTGCTTACTGCTGTCGCGATTGTGGCTGAATCTAAGGTGCGTACACTAAAGTCAGGAATATCCGAATAAAGCTCGTTCAGTCTGTCTAGCACGTCGTACTTCGTTTGAACGCCTTTCACTAATATAGGCACAACACCTAACCTAGCGTGTTTAACTATATACGTCGTCTTCCCGCCGCCGGCTATATAATTCATAAGCTTGCCGGTAATACTTTCGAAATCGAACGCTATTACCTCGGTGAAATATTCCTCAAAATCATCCAAGATCCAGAGATCTCGCGTGATATTGATATCTTCGGATAACAACAATATGTCGCCTTCAGCTTCACACACCACTTTATGATCACCTACGCGCGAGCATAATTGGAATTCGATCCCGTTGAATGCAGTAGTTAGCTTTAGTCCGTTAGGTGGTTTCACAAGCCATCCTCGTCCTTTGCTGTACACATATGTTGCGAGATCTGTACTCATATCCCGTATGCATGTCCGCATCTTGAATAACATATGGTATTTCATATATAAGACTCGATGTGATTCTGCAGTGATGTATAAGAATTCTTGCACCGCTTTTTGCCTATAAGTTACTGCGTCCCAGGCCATTATGCGTTGAACCATGCCCTCAATCCGGGCATATTCTCGTTCGGCCCCGAGATGGATCTTTTCGTCTCGTAATGGCACTACCGCATTTAGTATTTTGGTAGTGTTACTCAACGAGTGATCGTTCAGATTAACTCCTAGGAGCTCTTCGATTACGAAATTCGCAAATTTTGTTTGCGACACCGGTATATCTGCAACAGTGTCCCAAAGTCTATTCGCTAACCCCATCGGTATTAGTTTCTTGCTCACTTGAGCACTATATAATGTCAATGACATAAATTCTCATTCCTCGTTAGAGGTACCTGAGACGGGTATGTTTTCGGTTATCACCACCGATTGTAACTCGTGCGTGTCCGGGCCTTTCAGCTCGGTAGCGCTACGTCTCGTAGATCGCTGATCTGGATGCCCGGTCCACCTCGTCGGATCTATCACCCAGCTTAGCTTGTCGATGCTAGTCCGGAGATCGACCGAACCAGGGAATTGCTTGCGCGCCCGATGGTGCGTTTTGCTCTTCTCTGTTTCAGTATTTTCGATGTCGATTGATTTAGCCTTTCGACAGCGCCATGATACAGTTAGTGCAGTGACCGCAATTATAAAGATGGCCATACCAACTACAATCCAATCTTTGTAGTTTGTCAGCAACAGTATTAATGCGAGCCCCAAGTTCATTGCGACTAATCCGTAATTGAACATGAAGACTACACCCAAACTAGCCAGTGACGCTAGAGAACTGCCAACATACACCACGTATTTAAGCAGAGAATCTCCGTCATCACTCCCTCGATTGTCCAAGCCTGAGACAGGAGGTAGTGTAGTAACATTATGGTACACATCACCGCCCTCTTGTGTCACGACTTCAGTTCCGTTAACATCAGAACATTGGCACACAGCTCCTACGTTTACGCAGAGAGTATTGATGCCTAGGCCGATCTGGAATTTGAAGTTCAGCACCTCGTCGATCGTGTCGCAGAACAGCCGAATCCCGTGTTCACACCCTAGGTTCGACACTTCACCTATGCTAGAGCATATGTACTCGCATAGCGCTAGCGGTTTCTCTAGTCCTTGAGACATAGGGCATCGAAACATCCGAATGACCCCTCCCACATGCGCTAAACGTGTAACGTTTAGTATTGGCGATTCGATAATTGCCACACCGACTTGCTCGGGGTACCGATAGCCAACTAAGTTCACGAGATCAAACTCTATATCGACATTTTCAAAGGTAGGTTTACTAGCGTACATAAGCACGCGAGTCTCTTTTAGAGACATAGCTTCCGCTAATAACGTCTTGAGCTTTACCTGAGCGCCGGCGAGTGTTGTACCACGTACACCGCCCGCTGTAGTTAACCCGTCACCTTCCCATTTCGCCGGTTTGTTATACACCTTATTATCATACACAACTAAATCATCAGGTTTAGTAAATGGTATAATGGTAGTAGTGATAGCAAGCCGACCCGGATCGTCCTCGTTAGTCAGAATGAGTGCCGTACCCGAGAGTGCGCATTTAGTTCCGGATTTGTTCCAGGTGCCCAGACTCATCGAGTATGTAGCGCAATGTTCCATTGCAGTGGAGACCACTCGATTGGTAGTAGCGATCT